ATGGAGTAGGCGGGCGTATGCCCGCCCTTATATTACTTTACTTTTCTACATTAGGTATAAGTGCGACTTCCAACACTGTAGTACCTGGGCGTTTTTCTGTGAGAGCCACGCCTAATACTGGGTTAGTATCCACCTTAGATGCTCGCTTTTGATCTTTGTCGAAATACACGGTATCGCCTACCGTAAAAGAATCAGATGTTAATGCCGCTACTTCAAAGCAACCAGTTACCTTAACTGCACCGATTGTATTGGGACCAATGTTTGTAATTGCCACACCGTGCATTTTACCGATAGGCACAATGTCCCCTACTTCAATCATTTCGGATGTTGTATTTTTAAAATCGACGCGGTCTAGTTCTTGAATGAATTTAGCCATATCTATTTACCTCCTAATCAATTACTAATTATTTACCAGGATTTTT